ACTGACTTCGGTGGACTACAGGAAGCTGTTGAGATCGTAGCTCGTGCTAACTATCGTCAGACATGTGTGAACCTAGACGATGGTGTGTTGCAACGTTCATGGCATGAGCTTAACGAGTTCCTACGTCTCTGTGGTGTAGGTGCTACGGGTATTGTTAAGTTCTTGGATCACCACCAAGGTGTAAGCAACATCGAAGCTATGCTACAGGCACTACGTTCTTCTGCTAAGAAGGGTGCTAACTCTATGGCTGATGCCCTTGGCTTGCCTCGTGCTAAGCTGGTCACTACAGTCAAACCTTCTGGTACCTTGTCTAAGATCATGGACACTACTGAGGGTGTACACAAGCCATTGGGTAAGTACATCTTCAACAACGTGACGTTCTCTAAGCATGACGAGATCATCCCAACTCTTGTAGCAGCTGGTTACAAGGTCATCGACAAGCCATTTGAATCTGACAGTGTGTTGGTTACATTCCCTGTAGCCTACGAAGATGTTAAGTTCGATATGGTAGACGGCAAAGAGGTTAACCTTGAGTCAGCCATTGGACAGCTTGATCGTTACAAGTTGATGATGGATCACTACGTAGACCACAACTGTTCTGTGACTATTAGCTATGACACAGGTGAGGTACCAGCTATCATTGACTGGATCTTGGACAACTGGGAAACATACGTAGGTGTGTCATTCATCTATCGTAATGATCCTACTAAGACAGCAGCTGACCTAGGCTATGCTTACCTCCCACAAGAGGTTGTCTCTGAGGAAGTCTACCGTGAGTATGCTAACACACTGATGCCAGTGGACTTGACTAACCTGGCCTCTACAGATGATCTGTCTGACGAAGCTTGTGCTACAGGTGCTTGCCCAATCCGTTAACTCTAACCACCTGAGCATGTGTCTAAACTGCTTACACCTTTAGGAGGTAACCAATGACATTCATTATCATTACACAAGACCAGTGTTCTTACTGTGATAAAGCTAAGAAGCTTATGGTAGACAACAAGATCCACTCTGTAACTCACAACGTCCGTAGATCCAAGTGGCTCAAAGACTTGCTAGGTCAAGCAGGTATCACATCTGTACCTCAGATCTGGAACTCAGAGGGTGAATACATTGGTGGCTACGAAGAACTTGACAAGTACATCAAGAGCCTCTAAGTTACAGACAACTTCTCTTAGCTCAACTGGATAGAGCAAGTCACTTCTAATGACTAGGTTACAGGTTCGAGTCCTGTAGGGAAGACCAAATTGTCAGTGCAGGTTTGCCGACAACAACAGTTACCTTAGGCGTCAGTAACGCAGTTGTTGAGGGGTTCGATTCCCCTGCTAGACACCACATTACAAGAGGATACAACATGATTAAGAGACCCTTTAACAGAGCATTGTATGAGGCTTACGATAAGCCAGCTCGTAATGCATTGGTGACCTACCTAGAGTCAAAGGGTCATATCATTGTTAACAACGAGGAGAACTACAATGTTGATGTAGTATCACAGAAGGGTGGCTTCACGTACTTCAATGAGGCCGAGGTTAAGACAGCATGGAAGGGTGACTGGAACACAGCATGGGCTGAGATCAGACTACCAGGACGTAAGCAACGTCTCCTTGATAAGCATTCTTCTGTAGACGGTGTGCTAAACTTCTACATCTTTAGGCCTGACTTCAAGCAAGCATGGAGGATCAAGGATACACTGCTAACACAGGACAGTCTCAAGGAAGCCAAGGGACGATACATCCAGAAGGGTGAGAAGTTCTTCCATATCCCATACACATCAGCAGAGTTGATTGAATTATAAAATGGTACAGCAGCAACCCAAGAAGACAACTACTCGACGTAAGACAACCTACAAGAATGCTGACAAGAAGCCAGCCGTAGTCCTACTACCACGTACTGATAAGCAGAAGGACTTCATTGATGCTTTGAACTCCAGTTCTCAGATCTTTGTGTTAGGTCCAGCTGGTACAGGTAAGACATACATCACGGCTACTCATGCAGCACAGATGTATAGTGAGAAGAAGATTGATAAGATCGTTATCACTCGTCCTCACGTAGCTGTAGGTAAAGAGCTTGGGTTCCTTAAGGGTGACCTAGCCGAGAAGACTATGCCTTGGGCCTTGCCTGTCTTGGATGTCTTAGAGAAGCACCTTGGTAAGGGTGTAGTAGAGACAGCTATAAAGAACGGCAACATTGAGATGGCACCTCTTGCATTGATGCGAGGACGTAGCTTTGAGGATGCCTTCATCATTGTAGACGAGACACAGAACATCACCACCCATGAGCTTAAGATGCTACTGACACGAGTGGGTGAGGGTACTACCATCGTACTCAATGGTGACGTACAGCAATCAGACTTGAAGGAAGCTGATGGGTTGTCTAAGGTTATTCATCTAGCCAAGAAACACATGCTACCTGTACCTATCATTGAGTTTGGTGTTGACGATATTGTACGGAGTGATATATGTGCTCAATGGGTGAAGGTATTTATGAAGGAGAAACTGTGAATAAGATGCATGAATACAATGAAGACAAGGGGTCACCTGTTGACCCAGTTAACAAGCCACCTCACTACGGTAACGGTGAGATCGAATGTATCGACTACATGAAGGACAACATGGACCCTCTCATGTTCATGGGATACTTGGAAGGCAATGCTAAGAAGTATCTGCATCGATACAGGTACAAGAGTAAGCCAGTAGAAGACCTAGAGAAAGCCAGATGGTATCTCGACAGACTGATACAAGAGATGAAACAATAAAGATAAAGCCCCTTGGATTTCTCCTTGGGGCTTCATTCATTTCTTACGTTTCTTCTTCTTGGCTTCTTCTGCCGTCCTGAGAGCTATAGCTATTGCTTGCTTCTGAGGTTTACCGTGTTTCATTTCTAACTTGATGTTAGAGCTTACAGTTTTTTTACTGTAACCTTTCTTCAGTGGCATGATGTATCTCCCTTACCATTTCACCTTGTCGGCCCAGTAAGCTGCACTCATCTTACCCTTGGCTATGTTCTTGGCATGTCTGGCCTTGAAAGACTTCTGCCTAGCTGTAGGCTTCTTGTCTCCACTGACACCCTGCTGACCAAACCTGATAGTCTTGATCTCATCACCTACCTTGGCTACAACAACATGAGATTTAGTTGCATGACTAGGTGTCTTCTTAGGTTTGTTGAACCCTGATACACCAGCTCTCTCTAGTCTAGGATCTTTAGCCATTGCAAGCTGCCCTCCATTTGGCTGAGAAGTTATCTACTTCTATGATTGTCTGTGTTGTATCATTACGTGATACAGTAGGGAGAGGGATAGAGCATATAGCCTCAGTCCCGTAGTTGGTTGTGCTTAGACAGCCTGTCAACAGCATCATTGATGTCAACACTAATAGGGGTCTCATCTATTCTCTCCCTTATCTTCTTGTAGTCCTCTAGATCGTCTAGCTTATCCTCGTGCTTCTGTGTCTGCTTACCGTAGAGGTATACCCCGAAGAGAATACCAATAGCAGCAAGCAGACCAGATAACATACGGCTTAGCTTAGAGGTTAAGAGGGTAAACATTAGCCACCTAAGCTACTGATATAATCTTGCAGTTGCTGTGATTCACTTGAAGTAAGATTACGATCACCGATTGCCTGTAATAGTGCAGAAATCTCAGGCGGTGTTGTTGGTGCAGTAGCCTGTCCACCCTCAGTTGACGTAACCTGCTGTTGCTGTTCAGGTAAGGTAGCTGTAGTATCTACAGGGGCTACAGGTGCAGCTTCAAGTGGTGTAGTAGTCACTCCAGCTGGTGTAGTAGAAGCTACAGTAGGAGCAGGAAGGAAGTCAGGGTCAGTACCAGCACGATACACAGCTTGACTTAGACCAGCTTCAGTACCACCACCAGTCAAACCTTCAGGTCTACGGAAACCAAGCAGACGGTTCTTGTTAAAGGATGCAACAGTTACTGAGTCACCTTGATTGCCACCTAGAATGAGAATGTTACCATCAGCATCGAAGCCCTTGAAGAAACCTACGTGACCCTTAGCTGGATCTTCTCCACGAGACAGGACAACAATGTCACCTAGCTGTGGTGTCGTAACTTCTGTACCCCAATCCAAGAAGGAACGAGCATTAAGGGCGTTGGTACCATCAAGACCTGTCTTAGCTAGGGTAGCATTCACGAAGGCAGCACACCAAGCTGTTTGTGATGGGTCAATATCCACACCACCAGCCGAGAGGAAGTTAGCCAAGGTATCTTTTTGCTTTACTTCATTGAGGCCCAAGGCACTTTCAGCTGTAGTAATAAGGTCTGTAGTGGACTGGCTTGATAGTTGTGTCACATCAAAAGTGACAGCACCTTCAGGTTCGTCTACAGCAAGAGCACCTAGTGTTTGGTTAATAACACCAATAGCATCACGACGATCTACAGCACCCTCAAGATTATATAGACCAGCAAGTTGTACTACGTCTGTTACGTCATTCATTCTTCTGAAACCGTCACGCACACCAGACAGTATGTCACCGCCATAGTTTTTCTGCAATGAACGGTTAAATTCTTCGATCCTAGATGTTGGAACTTTAGCTCGTAGTTGTTCTTGGTCGATAACGTAGTTAGAACCATTCCAATTAGCAGTAGATGTAGCCTCAATGGCTGCCATGTTACGTTGTTGACGTACAAGTTCAGTAGTCAGACCACTGCGTACATAAGTACGGGCTACAGTAGCACCCTCAGGATCAACACCCTCCAATGCATTTACGTTCTTAACAAACTGTGGGCTGCCTACCAACTCAGTAAGGAAAGATGCAGACAAGAAGTCCTCATTGCTCATTGACATAAGCACAGCACCGATACCAGCTGCATTCTCTACGAACTGTTGACGACCCTCAGGGCGTTGCAGTGCATTGGTGTCAACCATCTTAGTCAACTGACCAGAAGCCTTAAGACCTTTGTAGTACTGCTGAGGTGTAAGCCCTTCAACCTTAGCTTGGATAGAGGGTGGTAGTGAATCTACTGTGATGTTACCTGATGGTGAGCCACCTAGTCCTACACCACTTTGTTCTACGATATGACCAAACAACTGAGGCTGTGTGATGTCTAGGTTAATTGAATCGCCTACATCCATAATAAATTTATTCAGATCACCCTTGCCCATCATGTTAGCTAGTCCCATAGGATCTTTGATAGCAGAGGCGGCAGCAAGAATAGAAGCAGTAGACCCCTCACCCTTTTCAAGAAGAACATTAGCTAACCCTGTAGTAATCTCTTCAAACAATAAATCAGAAGATGATGCTTTAGTCAGAGTTGAGAGGAGGTTATCAATGCTTGTGATCTTTGCTTGGGTAGCTTCCCACTGGTCGTTAGTTACACCAGATGGACGGGACACACCAACCTTAAGCTGAGCCCATGAAGCACCTAAGTTAGCTAATGTCTGTGGACCTACACGGCCACCTTGCTTTGTAGTGTTTACCAAGGCACCCAAGTTTGTGTTAAGGAATGAATCAATAGCTGTACCGTAGGCAGACTCAGTTTGGACTGACCATGAATAACCTGCCTGAGACTTAGACAAAGCAATCACATCAGAGGCAGCTTGAAGCTGAGCCTTCTGACCAATAGCATACTCAATACGTTGCTCTTCCGAGGAATCTTGAGGTAGCAAAGCATACGAAGCTACGAATGAAGCTTGAACTTGAGGGTCTTGAAGAGCCTGTTGACGCATGAAGTCCTCAGTATCACGACCATACCCAGCCCACTCACGACCTGTAGTAGTTGTGTAGACATTCTTATACTCAGTACCAAACTCTACACCCTGCATAGCAAAGTTAGAGGCAAGCTGACGTTCAGCAATAAGACCAGCAGCTTCACCCTTAGTGTCTCTGATAGCTTGAACACGTTCCAGGCCCTGCTGAAATGTAGCCAAGTTAGGGTCTACCTTAGTTGAGCCTGAAGATGAGCCTTTAGAGGAACCCATAGTCCTCAGGAAGTCACCACCTAAACCAGCAATAGCAGCCAGCATAGAGGGTTGTTCAACTGCTTGCTCAGGGGAAACTTCACTCTGAAGTGTTGGGGCAAATATACCAGCCATTATTCTGTACCTTTCAGGATAGATTGTGTAGCTTGTAGAGCATACGGTCTGTCTTGTTGAATCAAATTAGTTTGTATCTTGCTCCAGTTACTCTCTAGTGAGCTGCGAGTAGAGGCCCGAAGCTGACTTGTCTGAGAGAAAGAGAATCCTGAGAAACTGATACGTTCGTGTAGCTCTTCTACAAGCTGGATAGCTAAGTCTACATCAGACCTGTCACCTTCCATTAGAGTGAAGATTCTTTCAGCATCACGGTTAACTTCTTTACGGAAGTTAGAGAACTTCTTGTTGTCTGTGTAGATCTGCCCTAGACGAGAATAGTTCTCAACTACCTCAAGTGGTGTGAAGCCTGTAAGGGCTACGATACCGTCACCGACAGTCATCTCACTCTCAAGTTCAATACCATTCTTACTGCGATACACACCATTATTGAAGATGCCGTAAGCCTTAGCAATGTTGTCGAGACCTGAAGGTTGACGTAGTACTTTGATTACATCATCTGTCAGTGTTGCTGTGTGGCCGTGAATCAAGGAGCTTACTGAGTCAGTCACAGCTGAGTAGAGATTACCTGCAATCTCACCTGATGGACCAGCAATAGCACCGTAAGCACTCTCCTCAAAGACCTTCTTCCAAGTATCTGTGATAGCTCCTACTGGTGCTAGACGTTGACCGAGGCCAATCTCTACATCACCACCAAGAGCACCGATAAGCCCGTCAAGCATACCATACTTCATTGCAATATACCAGTTACTATCTGGTTCTACCCCTAGTTTCTCTCCGATGTAGTCTGAAGCAGACGCAAGACCAAAGCCTGTAAGACCATACATAGGTGCAAGGGCTACAAACAATCTAGCTCTCTCAGCCTTAGTGAAGTTACGGCCTACAAATACAGTCTCAAGGGAACGAAGTGTATAGGATAGCCACTGTGTAGGAACCTTCAGGTAGCCAGCTTGAACCTTACCACGAGACAGAGAGGACATGTTGAATGTCAGGTCTTGTTCACGTCTTGTGATCCACTCACGGGCTTGGTCAGACAGGATAGATACTTTAGGGAACTTAGCTTTGAACTCGAAGGAGGCTGTGTTGATAGCTGTAAGACGAGCTAGACGTTCACCCTGCTTAAATGGGTACAAGCCCATGTCCAAGCCTTTAGTAGCCAGCTTATTGACATTGTAGCCAGCACCACTAAGGGCTGAGTACCTCATGCTTTCCCCGTTCCAACCTGAGATACCGAAGCCAACACCTGTACCATCTTCGATAGCATCACCGTCTACAACAGCACGACCTGAAGTGTGGATGTACTCAATAAGTTCATCAGC